ATGTTTTCTCAAAAAAGAAAGAGCAACTCTATTAAAGAAATAATAGGTTATACGCTGCCAAAACTTCACACAGGTAAAAATTGGTATGTAGACTTCATGGCTTACGATCCAGCTGAAGGTCGGATGAAACGTAAGAAGTATATGCTGGATTCTATCGGAAAGGCTTCTGACAAGAAGAAAAGAGCGGCCGAGATAATAGCGACAGTTATGGAGAGATTGCACAATGGTTGGAATCCATGGGCTGAAGCGACTACAGATAGGCAATATGCCAAATTTACCGAAGTGATTGATATGTACGTCAGATACATAGAGAAGCTGACAAAAAACGGTACTCTCAAAAAAAAGACTTCTTATGATTACATGTCAAGAGTGCGAATGTTGATGGAGTATAACGAGAGCAGAAGGATACCGATTGTCTATATTTACCAGTTCGACCAGTCTTATGCAAGCGATTTCCTGGATTATATATTATTAGATAGAGATTCTACTGCCAGAACTCGGAATAATTACAGAACTTGGCTGTCTGCAATGTGCACTTGGATGGCTGAAAAAAAATACTTGGAGGCTAATTTTGTTGATAAAATAAAGCCACTGGCCGAAGGTGAGAAAATACGTTCTGCTTTATCTCCAGCAGATTTGGGTAGTCTGAAAAGGTATTTGTCAGACAAGCATCCTCATTACTTACTTGCTTGCATGATGGAATATTACACGTTCATTAGACCGGATGAGCTTAGTAACATACGGCTCTGCGATATTCAAATTGAAGAGCAAAAAATATTTGTATCGTCAACCATATCGAAAAATCGTAGAGATGGTATGGTCGGCTTGAATGACAGTTTAATTAGAATGATGATTGACTTGGACATATTCAGCCATGAATCAGGTTGTTACTTATTTGGACGAGATTTTAAGCCATCAAAAACTAAGGCAGACTCCAGAATTTTTCGGGAATTTTTTAATAAGATTCGTGATGCTCTAAAATTCCCCAAGTGCTACCAATTTTACAGCCTGAAGGATTCTGGTATTCGTGACCTGGCGAATTCAGCTGGCATAGTAGTGGCGCGCGATCAGGCCAGACATGCCGATGTTTCGACGACCAACAAGTATCTTAAGGGTAGTTCACTGACGGTTCACGAGGAAACCAAGCATTTCAAGGGCGGATTATAACAAATAAATTCCCCGACCACCTCGCAGCAGCCGGGGAATACATTTATTATCCTCGTAAACCTCTGTTCACGCAATCAAAGATATTACTTTTTTCTTGAATTGTACAAGATCCATCCGACAATTATCAGAGTAAATGCTATGATAATACCGAAAGCCCATCCTCCAAGCTCCAGCTTTATATGTTGCCAGCGAGTGAGTTCCTTTTCGACCGGATATGGAATTTTTACCTCTTTGGTGACTGTCACTTCCTTAGACGGAAGATATACCGTATCAGGCTGCGTTCGCATCTTTGCCAACAGATTGCCGAGGCTGTCAATGGTTAGCTTGGCTTGTGCGTTCCTGCTGTTTGCAATGTCCAACCAAGACAAAACGACTCTTCCGTTTTCATCACACTCCAGCAGTGCTCGTATAGTGGAACTGTCAGGTGGCAGCTGGACTTCCACCAGCTTTTCCACAACGATGCTGTCAGTACTACTTTCGATAGGCACATACTTCATACTCCTGCATGACCAGATAGCAGAAATCAAAAGAAAATAATATATCCATTTCATAAGCTTGCAATATTTCTTGCAACATTATCATATCAGCTTGCAACACTTTTTTCCAATGTTGCAAGCATCGCATATTCTAACTGCTTGTCCATCATACGCCCAAGTATTCGCATATCCCATCGACATGCAATTCGACAATAACCTTCTTTCCTTCCTCCGACAGCAGATAATCCACATCATCTTTATTGTCTTGGAATAGGTTCTCCGTAAGGACAGCCGGGCACTTGGTATGTTTGAGGATGTACAAATGACCTTCCTTATCTGGGTCGCCATCACTCTCATCTTTGCGCAGCTTAAATCCAGCACGTCCGGCAGCATCATAGAGACAGGTAGCAAGCTTGTCGGCCTTCGTCTTACCAACAGACGTCCATGCCTCCCAGCCGCGGGCGTTCATCCATGCAGAGCCGTCGCCCGCCGCATTGCAGTGGATAGAGACCAGGATAGCCTCACTGGCCTTGTACTCATTCACCCGCTTGCACCGCTCGGCCAGCGGAACATCTACTTCTTCCCGTACGATGCGCTCGGCATCGAGTCCACGCTTGCGTAGTTCATACACTACACGTTCTGCTATCTCTCTGGTGTAAGCATACTCCATCAGCCTGCTATCTGGAGAACGCTTGCCAGCTGTATTGCTACCGTGACCGTTATCAATCAATATTTTCATGCTCCAAAAAATAATTTTATATTTGTCCAACCTTTGTTTAAACTAAACACACGGAGGGAGTTCGTCGTGATGACGAGCCCCCTTCATTTTTTCTCTTCAGCCGTGACTTCCTCGATAATCTTTCCAGCTGCATTATACTTCTTTTTGATATAGCCTACCAGCAGCCGCTTGATGCTTACTTTGTTCTTGATACCGTGAATGTTGCAAACATGCTCCATGATACTGTCAAACTCAAATATAAAAGCGATACCAAGGCCACACATGGCCGATATAGTATAAGTGCAGACACCTACTGGCTCTAAAATGGCAATACCTAGTCCAAAACCAAGTACCAAATAACTGTTATATTCGATAAATTTACACATCGTCCTGCGGCCAGCTCTGCTGAAACGAAAATCTTCACCACGCTTCACCACGCTGTCAATAATTCCCAGCACGAAGTCTGCGATAATCATCGCAACAATAAATACAAGCATCCAGCGTAGTTCAAACACTACACCTCTTATTTCTTCCACAAATGAATAAGCCCCTGTAACAAGTAGTTGCGGGGCTATGGCGTGTAGCAACTTCTCCATCATTCTACCTGTTTATTATTCCACCAACAATTCCGCCACCATCTGCAAGAATCCCTCACGGCCAACCTCTATAGGCTTATCAGCGTACGGCACCGACATCATCATCACGCCCTCCGTGCCGACCACCTCGTACAGGTCGGCCAGTTCGTCACGTGTAAGCGTCCCACACTTCATTTCCACTTTCTCCTCTGCCTTCCGCTTCCTGGCCTCTAGGTAGGCGTCCTCCAGTTCCTTGCGCTCCGCCTCGAAGTCCTTACGCTGCTGTTCATCGGCCATGCGCTCCTTGTCGTCTTCAGGCAAGCTATATCGGCGGACACGCTCGTCAAATCCTTCCTTCTTCAGGCCTTTCACCACCTCCTGCATGTCCGTTTCAAACTCGTTTACCTTCTTGCCGTAGGCCACGCGCAACAACATCACACTGGCTGCTGTCTTTCCGGGAAGCTTGCGGCCTTCCATAGACAGGGGGATGTTAACTAATACATTGTTCACCTGAAATACACGGTTATAATTCATATTCATAATTATAGTTTTTGGGGGTTGATACTTATGCCCGGTGGTGCGTTTACCACCGGACAATTATTATTTTATTCTTCTACCTTCTCAACATAGATGCCTACAAGCTCCGACAAAGACTGGTATACAGCCTGCCCAGTATTGCGTGTGCAGAGGTACGTTACCCCATTTTGGCTGTAGTACTTGCCCTCAACCAGTTCCATGTTATTGTTGTACGGTATAGGGTCTTCCTTGGTGCCTGCGTTTGTTTCGTTGATTTCTTCGTACAGGGCTGCCGTATCCACCGATGGCTGCTGGTTCTCCAGCACGGTTTCAATCTCCTGTTTCACTTTGTACAGCTTTCCTTGATACTGTACTTTGAATCCTACCCTCAGCCGCTGGCCGATGAACGTGGCCCACTGCGGATACAAATCCTTGAACTGCAACGCTTGCTCGTCCGTCAGCTCCATGTTGTTGATGCTGGCGGCGAACACTCCAATCATTTGATTTACCTTTTCTTCGGGATAATCTATGCTTCCTTTTGCAGCGTCCTTAGCCTTGCGGATGCGCTCGGCATCTTCCGCCGTCACCTCAGTCCATTCATCGTTGCTCTCCGTCAGTGGCACGTACACCTGCTGCACCAGCACCTTGTCCACGTCTTCCTTGGCCGAAGCGTTTACAAGGTAATTCCCAAACTGTGGCCTAAGCCACTTTCCCTGATTGTCTTTCTGTATTTCCATAAAATTTAAAGTTTTTTGTTGCCTTTGCCAAAGTCGTGCATTGGCAAAGGCAGTGTTAAACGTTGATTTTTATAAAAGTGTCAATTACTAGTTATCATCAAATTGGCTGTCGATGTATACGTTTCAGTTCCTATTTGCATGGTAAGCTTTACATTCGCATTTACAGAATCTTCCTTTGATGTCAATAGATTAAAGTCAGATGCGGCTTTAGTATAAGATTGGGAAAATCCGGCAACTACATTAGGTATGCTTGATGTGAGGATGGTTTTGCTCTGAGTCTGCGTGCCAGAACCTGGGTAATGCTGTGGGATGATAACATCTACACGTAATGTACCGGTCTGATAGTTATAATCACTTGCTACTTTCACGCTAAAATTAATACTAACATTGCGCCATCCATAATATCCGCTTATTTCAGAAAGAGTACCAGTACCACTCCCAGAGAACGTGATACTATCGAATGGGCTTAGTTTTTTCAATACTGTAAATTGAAGCGGTTGGTCAGTAGCCAGCACCCACCATATTCCTCCTTCTGATTCTGCCGGATTATACCACTGTCTCCCACCATTTCTACCGTCCCAAGTTGTTAATACAAGATACACTTTATAGGTACTACCAACAGTAAATTTACCTTCGTCTATTGTAAAATTGAGCTTTGATATATCGAGGTCTCCGATGCTCAATCCTTGGTCAGTATCTGTAAATGGATAATATCCTACTCCAGGAACATATACACCACAATTTAAATATTGCAAAGACGTTCCTTGATAACCTTTCCATTCTTCCCAATTTGTCAGCCAGACTATATCAGTTGGTGTAGATATTCTACAAACATCTGCAAGACGCGGATTACCGTTTGTCAACTCCAAAGCAAATGGCGCAGTAGCATTATGGTCGTAACCGTTAAAATCTAATGTTCTAAATTGTTCATTGTACGACAATCCACGTGGTTTCAGATAATCCCATCCGTTTGTAGCTCCAGCTTTCATGGCGTTGAAGTTGTTGTATGACGGTATGGTATATCCAAAGTTTGCTGAAAAGAAATCAGCCTCCGTTAGTTCAAACCATTTGTTAAACCTGATAGGTTTTCGCAAGCTCCATTTATTTATAAGTGCGCTTGTGCATATCTGCCCTATGCCGTTTGCACCTGTACCCAGTGTCAGCTTGATGTCTTCAAACTGTACAGGCTTGCTTATTTTTCCGTTACTATGACTCATGCTGCTAATCTTTTAAGTTGTTGTTTAAGTTCTGCGTTCTCCCGCTCAAGTCTTGCCACACGCTGCTCGATAGTCTCTTGCTTTAGAATTGTCTGTTGCAAAGCCCCGGCTATCAGGTTGATGTAGTCTGTGTGAATGTAGTTCAGGTAGCCGTACCCGTCCTCATCCTTTCCAGCCATCTGCGGAAGTACATTCACTACGTTTTGATAGATAAGACCTGTATAGCGTCTGTGCTCTGTCGTTCTTGCTTTACGCTGGAACGCTATATCGTTGTATTCATAGTCCACCACATTGCCAAGCGACAGCAGACGTTTCTGATAGTCAGGCGTAGAGAGAATATTCTTTAACCTTGCGTCAGAAGATGAGCCTGCTGCTACTTCGCCTTTTGCTGCTATATTTCCCTTGCTGAACCATATAAAATTGCCACCGCAGTCAAACTGAATAGTATGGCTTGACTGTATGTTTAGCATGATGTCTGTAAATCCACCATTAGAGCCTGCACTACCAAAAAATTCCAACTGTGACCAATATGTAGCTGACGCTGCACCCTTTCTTATCTTCTGATTTGAAGATGAGCCAAGCATCAACTCTCCAGAACTTAGCGTCAACCCATTTGCACAGGCGATGCCTCCATTATGCGTAGTCTTGCCAGTGAAGGTAGATGTGCTTGCAACAGACAGTGTACTCGATAATGTAACAGCACCGGATACGGACATGGCTTTATTGTGTGTTAATTTACCTGTTGCTACATCCCATACTGTACTCCAATTAGTTCCATTTGTTCCTGCGCTAATTTGTTCAGCCGTAAAACCATAAAAACCGCAATTTGTACCAAGACCTCCAAATACAATAGCATCCCCTCCGCTGTTCTTTACTCTAAACAGCGCATGTGCAGAGGAAGCTGAATTATTAGTAGCACTTCTTATCAGGTTACTGCGGGTTGCCATACTAATCCATGTGCTACCATCATAGTCGGTTATAATGCCATTTGCGGCAGTTAGTGTTCCAGATATATTTGTAGTGCTCAGAGATGTAGTGCCTGATACAGAAAATGTGCTTGACAACGATACAGCCCCGGTAAAGTTACCAGTTCCTGCATATAAATTCCATCTTGCGTCAGACGCCCCTAAATTCTTAGTTCCTCCGTAAGATTCTAAGTTACCTTGGATTGTTACATTATTCCCAAACCAATGGCCATTGGTTGCAGTAGTTCTATAATGACACCAAGTAGTATTTTCAGAATAAATAGTTATAGTTTTAGTGTTTGCAGTAACAGCGAACGAACCTGCAACATGAAGTCTATAAGATGGAGAAGCTGTTCCTACTCCAAGTCCTGTTGTATTCCATCTGCCTAAAGTTGTGCCACCTGTTGACGCTGTTGTAACACCACCATAAAAATCAATATAAGAAGTTCCTCTATAACCTAAAGATAAATATCCACCCGCATTAGACTGTAAAAATAGATTTTTATTCTGTCTTGTTAGAATATTATAACCATCTGGGTCAGTTAAATAAATATCATCGGAGTTAAATGTAATTTTGCCAACATAAGCCATATCTCCGCTTATATTTGCAGTGCCGTCAAACGACTTTCCCCAAATAGTTCTGGCTGTTGCGAGTTTTGTAGCAGAAGAAGCGTTTCCAGCTAAAGCTCCAACAAATTGGCCAGCCCTGACATTATCTTCTATTATATCAATTCCATTAATAACTAACGAATCGTATACTTCTGAATTATTAATTGTTTCAGTATTTGAAGTGTAATACTTCAATAAGAATGGTGTTGACTTTTCTGAACTTCTTAATCCAAATCTTGTACATATAACTCCATTTGAATAAGAACTTGCTTGTTTTACAACAAATCCAGCCCACTTTTTTGAATTGTATGTAAATGTACAAGGACTGACTACATTATTTCCTAACGCAATATAACTAAAACGTACATTTGTTGAATTATATTGTGTACTTAACGCATATTGAATTTGTTGCGGGGTATTATTTCCATTTGTTCGTATAAAACTAAGTCTTCCATTTGCATGGTTTCCTGCTGTAGTATAATCTGTAATTTGTAATAGTCCAATTACATAATAACCATAATCTACGCAATTACCTAAATTTGTAGATAAATCAAATGACGTACTTTGATAACCATCTAATAAATCTGCATTTAATCCACTACCACTTCCATCGTTTCCGGCATGCCAAATTTCATTTCCATTTATTGTGGCTGAATCTGCTTTTATACTTAAATCGACAAGATTAACTGTATTTCTACCTGTTATAGATAATTTCCCTTCTGTTCCGGCTTGTAAATACATCCTTCCGTCAGAAGATGCTAAAAGCCTACCTCCTTCGTAAGTAGTATTTGTACCAAAACATAAACCACTAACACCAATAGGAATTGCTAAAGAACCAGTCATTATATCACCGGACTTCTTAACATATCTTGTGTCAAGAGTAGTAGTATAATTGCCTGTATCAAGGATAGTATAAGCTGTAGCAGTTGTATAGTGTTTTAAATCACCTTCACTTCTGATACCCATTTTGGTAGATACATTTCCAACGTATATTATATCGTTTGAAGTATTGTATCCTAATAAAGCATTAGTACCGCAAGAAATATATCTATCGTTTGATATATATAAATTATTAAATGTTTTTGTACCAGTTATTGTTTGTGTAGTTCCAATAGTAACTGCATCAGTAATGCCATAGCCTGAAAGCGTAGTAGGCTTAGACGTAACTTCTGAAAAAGTAGGCCATCTTGTAACATAGGAAGTTGGTGCTACTTTCAGTACCGCATCCCAACTACTATGTAAATCTGTAATAGTAGCAAGGCTTACTGTAGTAAGATAACCTTTTAAGGCATTAGTTAGGTGATTTTTGGCTATCTGCTGAGTGCCTGTATTGCCTAATATTGCCCAAAGTTGTTCTTCGTCTATGCCTCCGCCTGTTCCTCCACTACCTGTTCCAGCTCCACCGGCTGTAATTTCGCCAAGGCTGTAAAAATTACAAGCAGTACCATCACTCTTTTTAACGTAAAGAGCATTATTAGTAGCATCCCAATAAATACGTGCGCTACCGATTTGAATATATTGTGGTGTTGTTAATCCAGCAGAAGCAGTAATAAGTCCGCTAAAGTTGCCAAGCACAGAATATACGTTAGACCATCTATAAGTAGAAGTTCCAAGTGATTTGGAATTTGTTGCAGTAGGTCTTATCTGTTTATCTGTACACCAAGCAGCACCACTTGCATACCATCTGGCGTCTTCTGCTTTGTTATATAATCCTTTGCTTGATATACTATTTTGGAACCAACCAGAATCATTATAGAAATACCCTCCATTCTTTGCATATAAAGAAGTAGCTTGAATATTTCCACTCGCTATTATATCTGTTGCTCCAGTTAGTGCTCCGGCAATGTTTGCAGTTCCATCAAAACTTTGTCCCCAGATGGTTCTTGGGGTCTGAAGTTTAGTAGCTGAAGCAACATTTGAAGAAACTAAAGCTACATCATATTTAGCTCTATCTGAGTTATTCTGCCATTTAATAGTTACCTTAGTATTCGTGCCTCCGTATAAATTTGTTCCTACAGTATATATCTCTGTTCCATAAGTATAATCAGATGTTTTAAGTGATGGCGTTCTGTTGCATCTGAGTGTATAATTTCTTCCTCCTCGTACCCAAACAGCAATACCTCCATTTTCAGAACCAAATCCGATTGCACCTATAGTGATTTCTGTATCTTGATAATTAAATCTACTAAGCATTACTAATGCTTCACCGCTATCGTCCCATCCATTGCTATGAATAACAGCTCTAAATCTATTTGTATTATATTCCGCACTACCAACTCCTCCTGGTGAATATATTTCCAACAATAGGTTATATACACCCCCTGTAAAGAATATAGGATAAAACTTTGTCTTATCCAAAGAAGAAGCATTTATCGTATATAATCTTTCAAGATTGTAATTTGACCATTGCAAACCATCCAACAAATCCGCATCCAGCCCGCTGCCACTCCCGTCTACAGTCTTCAACTTGGCAAGTACATCAGCAGCAGTATAGGCAGAAGAAAGCAAAAATGTACTACCCTTAGTCAGTGTAAGTGTATGCCCGCTTACGCTTGCTGCGGTTATTGCATTTCCGCTACCAGTAACAGATACGGCATTTACTCCATCTGTTATACCATATCCAGCAAGCGTCGTCGGTTTACCAGAAGTAATATTAGCCCAAGAATGATTATGGCTGCTTGCAGCCGCTCCTATGGCAGAAGGTGTGATATTTATTGTCTTCGCAGCAGTAACATTATAGGTAAACATGTTGGTACCTTCGGTTGTTCCGCTGTTCAACTTTACGACAAGATTTTGTTTACTTGTTACCTCTGATATGCTTGGCCAACGAGTGATGTATGCCGATGGAGCCACTTTCAGCAGAGCGTCCCAATTGGCATGTAGGTCCGAGATAGTCGCCAGACTTACGGTCTTCAGATAATTCTGCGATGTTACCCAGCTCTGGGTGGCATAGCCTGTGAGGGCTGTAGTAAGGTGGTTCTTGGCTATCTGCTCTGTACCCGTATTACTCAATATTGCCCATAACTGTTCTTCGTCTATGCCACCGCCAGTTGATCCACCACCTGTTCCTGTACCTCCGGCCGCTACCTCGCCAACGGAATAAAAATTATACTTGGCCTTGATAAATGTCTGGCCATCCTCTGTCACTTTTTCAAACAGGTCATTGAATACGCTTGCATTTAGCTTGCTATCCAAAGTTGTTTGCAGACCGCTTATTTTACTAATAGAGAGCGTAGGAATGTCGCCCGCTGCCAATGTCTTAGCAGCCACGGAAGTGACATGTCCCAAGTTGTTTACCGTTATAGCCGAAAGTACCTTGCCTGTAGCTGCTGCTATCGTATTAGCCGTGGCTGTTGGATGCGAATAAGGGGCATGCGTGGATATTACACCATTTGTTATCGTGATATTAGCTCCTATCTTCACGCCGCCCAGCACGGATGCCGAAGCAGTAGGAAGAGTGTATTTGTAAGTGTTGGCTATGGTAATCTTTTTCGCCGTCGCGTCCGCAGTTAAAGAGATTCCTGAACCGGCTTCCAATGTCAGCGTAGCTGCTGCTGTCTTTGGACTGAATGTAATGGCCGTAGTCTGTCCAGCTTTTATGGTCAAGGCATAAATAGCCTGATGGACTGTCAGGTACTGGCTATGTGTGTGGGTAGTGATGTTTCCTGTAAGAACTGCTTCCACCATTGCCTTTGTAATAGCAGTAAGATAGTTTTTACCATTCACCCAACTTTCGGTAGCATATCCCTCAAGTGCAGCACTGGTTATGTAGCCCTTACTCGTCACCCACGACTGCGTAGCATATCCTTTCCCGGTCACCCATGTCTCTGTGGCATAACCCGATAATGCAGTGGTAAGATGATTCTTTGCGATCTGTTCTGTTCCACTATTTCCAAGGATAGACCAGAGTTGTGCTTCGTCTATTCCACCAGATGAACCACTACCTGTACCAGCACCCCCAGCTGCAACTTCACCTATTGAGAAGAGGTTGTACTTAGCTTTTATAAAAGTATTTCCGTCAACCTGTACTTTCTCAAACAAATCAGTAAATACGCTCTCATCCAACTTATTATCCAATGCTGTTTGCAGTCCGCTTATCTTCGCAATGGACAATGTTGGTATGTCTGATTCAGCCAAAGCAGAATGACCTGTCACACGCCCGTATGCGTCAACAATAACTTTTGTGTATGTTCCTGCTGTACCTACTGTTGCAAGCGACAATGTCCTGCTGGCTGACAGATTACCGCCGCCAGTCAATCCTGTACCTGCGCTGATAGATATTTCCTTATCAGCCTTAGTACCAAGTGTAGTAATGATGTCTCCAATACTGTCTACATTACCCTGTAATACATCAGCTATCTCTTTCAGCGTGTCGTAGGCAGCGGGCGCACCATTTATAAGGTCATCAATCCTATTATCTACGTCTGAAATTGTAGCATAGCCTTCCAGAGCTGCACTTGTAATATAGCCCTGTGCAGTAACCCATGACTGTGTGGCATATCCTGATAATGCAGCACTTGTAAGGTAATTCTTTGCAAGTACCCAGTTCTCTGTTGCGTAACCACTTAGAGCATCTACTAGGTGGGTTTTTGAAATCTGTTCTGTTCCAGTATTAGCCAATATAGCCCACAACTGATTTTCGTCTATCCCACCAGTACCTCCGCCTGAAGAAGATCCTGGACCACCGGCAGCTACTTCACCAAAACTGTAGAAATTAACCTTACTTTGTCCATCTTCACCTATGATATATAGGGCATTATTAATTTCATCCCATCTAATCCATGATTTACCTATTTTGACGCCATCATTAAACTGTACTGCAAAATCGGTACTATCTGACTTATCTTTACGCAAAAAGAACTTACTCAGTTCTTGGATATCAACTTTTCCTATCAATTGAAGCAATTCCTCAAAGTTAGCTTTAATGCGCTCGAAGTTTCGCTGCCATTTTAGCCTGACATCCTTTCCTGTGTCATTCGCCCCGTTCCAAGGTACTATGTTTTCAAATTCATTATCCATCACTTCAGCTCAAGTTCTTCATTGTTAAATGTGAGCAGGAGAGGTTGCCAGCAGCTTCCATTCTCCAGGGTATCAAGATTAATGTAGTTCAGCATATAATCAGAGAAACGGTTGTGTTCCTTTTTACTCTGTTTGCGCAACCGAGCATGGCGAACCTGCACGATCCCCTCACTCCTCTTTTTATCATAGCTGTAACTCATAAAGGAGAAGGAGAAGGACTGCCCTTGCTCGGAGATCCTGCGCATTTTTTCTATAGCTTCAAAAACTGTCATGCAGCAAAATTATGGTTAGTGATTTGTGAAAAAAAGGACAGTTATCTATATACGTTTTTCTCCATGTTCTCAACTTTACGTATGCCATCTCTTACTTTTCGTGCATCAACGACAAGTTCCTTGTCGCATATAATTCGCAGAAGGCGGTTGTTTTCTGCCAAAAGAGTAACGACCTGAAGGCGTTGGTCGGGAGAAAGCGACGACCAGTCACCGGTCTGTTCAGCTTGACCTGTTCTTGCTGTGTTTTGTGCGTATCCACCGGTGAAAAGGCCAGAGCGGCTGCGCACCTGTTCTAAGATCTGCGTCGTATTCAGCATTCGGATAGTACCATTTTTCTGCGCCGTGTCAAACACATCGAGAAACTGACGCACAGAAGGATTGGCTACAGCCAAGTGATTGGCTACGAATTCGTTCTTATGTACGGGTATTACCCCTGCTACATCATCAGGATTACCCTTGCTGGTGTATCCCTCTATGTATTCACGCGAATAACCACCCGATTTCAACCCCTTCGCTTCATCTCTTTGCTGCTTAGCCACTGCCACCTGTGCCGCACCTTGTGCAGCAGCCAGAGCTGCATATATAGGGCCAAGTATTGGCCCAAGTTCGGCCCAGGAACGCATTACAGCCACTGCTGTATCTGATATGATCTGAAGCACATTTGCTGTAAACTGTTTGTCAGCATACTTTTTCTTGACTGCGCTAACCGCCTCTTCTTTTTCCTCTTCCAGTTGCGTGGTGTCCTTCCCTGCTTTCTCTGCCGCCTCTATCTGTTTGTCGTAGCGACTTTCCACCTTGCTTATCTCGCGGTCCTGGAGCGACTGAACAAGCTGGCTGGCGGTGGATGCTCCCTGAGAGATGAGGTCGAGAGCCTGAAGGGCAAGCTCCTTGCGCTGGGCTTCGTGTTCTTCAGCCAGTTCATCTTTTCTCTGCTGATACTCTTCATAGTTAATGATATCAGCATCATACATTTGTTGCAGGATGTTCAGCTGCGAATCGTAATCAGTTGTGGATGTCAGCTGAGTTTCCAGCTGCTTGCCCTTTTCTGCCTTGTTACCCGATTTCTTTTTAAGTTCATTATCCTGCATCTTTCGATAAACATCGGATGTGTCCATACCGAAAGCAATCAGCATATCCAGTCTTTGTTGGAGATAGTCTTCTTCTATCTCCTTCAGTCGTTCCTGGTAATCACTCTCACGCTGTATATCTCCGTCGATATAGGCCTGACGTGTATCGCTCACCTGCTGATTGTATTCATCCTCGAGTGTAGCCAACAGGTCATTTGATACATTGTCAGTGGCGTTTTTTGCCGCCTGTTGAAGCCGATTTGCTTCGGATATCATCTTATCATATATCTGCCCCTGTATCTCGCTGGTATCCTCTCCGTACTTCTGTAATAATGCCTTTCGAGCTGTGAGATAACTAATTTCAGCTTTATATAGACTATTCTGATACTGTTCCTCTGTCAGTTGCTCATTCAGATATTTTTCTTTAAGCAAGTTCAGCTCATTTTGATAATGTTGTTTAAGAGCATTTTCGGCCTCACTTTTATCAACGGGTATTGCAGGTGTTTTCCCTTCTTCATCCGGAATAAGTTCGATGATACGCTGCAATTCCTTTTTTTGGTCAATATATCCAGCGATGACAGTTGCCCTTTCTTTAAGATCATGCTCCAATCCCCTCATGTATGATTGCTGTAATATCTTATTGTCTCCGGCAAGTTTCAGCAAGCTTTTTTTCTCAGCTTCGTACCATTTCTTGTTGGCAATCATACCTTGTGTTATCAATTCATCAAGTTCTTCAATACCTCTTTGGGCATCCAATTTCATTTGCTGTTTCTGCTTTTCAGTCAAGAACTGGAGGTTGTCAGCTGACAGCTTGACTTTAGAAATCAAATCCATGGTCTCTTTTGTACGGTCAAGCTCGTCGTTCATCGCGCTTACAGACTCTGTTGTTTTATCAGTTTCATCCCGGAAAAATGCGAAATACGATACTACAGCCGTGACGCCTGAAATTACAAGTCCCCAAGGGCTTGACTTGATGGCAGTACTAAATAGAGTCGTAGCAGCTGCGGCGGCCTTGGTTACCAATTCATATGCCTTAGTTGCAATCGTAACACCTTTTACAACGAGCGTATAGGCAGCAATAGCTGTCATGGTGGAAAGAATAACCCCCTTGTATTCAATGAACCATTTCACCATTGCGCTTAGTGACTTGACCGTCATGCTACCCGTTGATACCATATATCGCATGACTGGTAACAGCTGCTGCCCAAGTTCCACACGAACGTCCCTAAATTGGTTCTTGGCTTTTTCCAATCCGGCTTGTACCGTATTGTTCTGCACAGCATATTCATTGCCGATACTTGTGCCATCCTGAAAGGCTTTGTTGGCATTCTCCTGTTCTCTCCGTACCTGGTCAATGTTTCCAGCCAGTGCCGAGATTACTCCAGCGGCTTCAGCACCGGAAAGCTTCATTTCTTTAAGGATGGGTGACATTTCCGCCATGCCTCCCATCTTACCCAACGTGCCAAGAAATTTAAGCAAGGCTTCGTTGACATCTGTATTAACCAAGTTGACGAACTCTTTCACGTCCATACCGGCCAACTGTGCGTATTTAGCGGGTTCCTGATATATTTTCAGTATCAGACTCTGAAGGGCTGTGCTGGCCATTTCACTGCGAAGCATGTTTTGATCAAGCGCAGAGGCAAAGCCCATAATGTCAGTAACCGCCATGTTAGCCTGCTTGCCCACACCACCCATTCGAGCGGTGAACTCCACCAGGTAAGGTTCAGCAGCAGAAGAACTCTGTGCAACCTGATTCACTGCACTACCTATGGCAAGCATGTCTTCTTTCAGAGTGTGGCTACCATCTCCAAACATCTGCGCAAGCTTGCCGATATTTTTCACTGCATCTTCACCTAAATCTTCACCCAACGCAACATTAATCATGTTAGCAGCGTCTACGAATTCAAGTACCTGATCTTTGGAGCTGATGCCGAGTTTACCGGCTTCGCCGGCCAAACGGTTCAACTCCTCACGTGGGGTGCGAGTGTCTATTTTCTTGAACTCTTCATTCAGCTCTTCGGTTTCTTTCTTGGTAAGTCCCGTGTACTTGATAACCTGGCTTTGTGCTTCCTCCATTTCGGCATATTCATCGACGCACTTGCGGGCAGTTAGTGCCACACCGGTCATTGAAGCGATGACCGATGCACCTATGGCCGCATACCGATTGAACCCGTCTGCCAATTTAGCCACTGAAAACTGCGTCTCTTTTGATTCATTGCGCAATTCACGAATACGAGCATTAATTTCCTTCAGCTGCTGGTTATATTGTTTCCACAGGGGAAGACTTGGGTCGAGATTCTTCAGGATAGCATTCAGTTCCCGCTGGCGGTTACCCAGTTCCTTCAGACTGAGTTTACCAATACCTATACCTTCGAACAGTTTATCATATTCCTGCCTTAATGATTTCAGCCTGGCTTCCTGCTGCTTATATTCGTTGCTGTTCTCACCGAATTGTTTTTTTAACTTATTCAGTTCTTTCGATGTATCCTTCATCTTCTTCTCCAGCTCAATCATGCGCTGCCGGGCACTGTCTTGCTGAACTACAATTTCCAGCTGAACTCTATCTATCTTCAGACTCATATCACAATTCTATAAATGACATACAAAAATATCCGGGCTTTACCGGATATAAAAGGACACACTTATTCGTCTAACCATCTCCCGTTATCAAGCCATACCCCTCCATCGCGCCACTTTCCATCGGTCAGAATCCACCTGGCATCGGCCTCTGTGTCGCTGATACGTATAGGGTAGAAAGTACCCTTCCACGCTCCCTTCCGGCCATCGGCAGACAGGGTGTATTCAATATCCTTGCAGATGAAGCGTCTGTTATGGATTTCGAATATCCGCCGAGTGTCGAATACATTGGGGTCGTAACTCTCTACCACAATCTCTCGGGTATAGTCTATGTCGTACGGTGATTCATAGAAAAGGTTGTCCATGGTGGCCGGTCGAAGCGACGCACCTGTACTGTTGGTAGGATAATATATATAGGTTGCACCCAGATACAAGCCTCCTATCAGCTCATCGGTATAAGCAAATGGATAGTTCTCGTGCAGCTGGTAGGTAGGATTTCCCAGTCCTTCATAAAAAGCAAGGTAAATATTATCCTTGCTGCTGTTGCTTCCATCCGAGCCTGCATCTATCTTTTCGATGAGTGATGTCTGCTCACTGTCGTCGACGTACCCGTCGATGACAGGGACTGTCGCCGTCTGTGTGCTGACGACGCTTCCATTATTCCATGTATCCACTGATTCCTCGCCAAGTTCTACAGGCATTATCTCCAGTTCCAAGTCATCTGTAGCGCTTTCCCTTTTCAATTCGGCAAAGAAATCCACCATGGTATACAAGGCATTTTCGTGGAGTTCTTCAACATAGATAAACTGGCGCCCGTCTCTTTCATCAGTATAGATGACATCAGGGTTTCTGTGTTCGGCCATATTGAACCATACCTGTAGTCTGTCGTAAATCAATGCTGAACTAAAGTCAGCTGGAATGACGTCGCGCTTGGCATCTCTACGTAAAGCATCAGGCAACACACTGCGCCGGTAATAGGTGCTTGAAGGGAATTTGTATGACACATTCATTGTTGAAGGATCTTCTACATCGGCTTCTTCAACAGATGCCTCGTATACATCGGCCACCTGCCTGACATGGTTGGTTGATGTGCCATTGTAGTATGTTGCCCTCAACATAAGCCTGGCAGTTCGTTCCTTGTTGTCGATTACGAAAACTGCATTGAAAAGCTGCTCCACTTGCTCAAGGAAATCCTTGGCCGTCCATCCGGGCAGCATCTCGCACCATTTTATCGTATTATTGACATGAACAATATACAACTTCTTATATTCAGTATCCTCAAGCTGATTATATATCAGCTGATAACCCAGAGCATTGAGCAAGTCCTTCAGATAAGCGCACAGGAAAGGCTGGCAGATGAAGGTATCTCCGTCTGTCTGCAAGGAGCCATACAGTCCTCCGTCCATTACCGTTCGCCATTTGTTCACGGTAATGCCAGCCGCTCTATTGATAACTGGTGCCAGGCAGAAGTCCACATCAGGATATGTCTTCTCAATGGTACTGTGGTCTGAAGGCTGTGCAGCTGTACTACGCATTTCCAGTGTTGCAATCTCCACGTCACTACCCAGAATATAGTTCAGTTCCGAGTTTCCGGCTGCTATCTGTATGGTGACAGAGTCATCTGTCCAGCCTGTCACCACTTCCGTACCATTACAATACACCCTGTTGTCGCATATCAGTACCGCCCGTCTGTTTGATTGGTAACCAGATGCAGCGTTTAGCCTGTTCAGATGCCCGTATAGGGAGGCGTTCACCGGGTTGGACATGGGGAGCGTGATGTCGTAGGTGTATTCACCGTTTTTTTCAATGAAGGGATTCTCATGTTTAACCGCTATGCTGAAATCATCGGGAAGCACAGCCTGTATGCCGTCAATTATCAGTTCTGTCATAATCAAATGTTATTGAAAATCTTCTATGTTCATACCAATGCTCATTCCATTCCATCCACCGAACACGTCATATTCCCACTCAATCATAAGGTCAGAACCAGAGCGAAGTTCTCCGCAGAACTCGTTCATGGACAGCAACGCATCACGCATTTTCAGCATAAGCCGCTGCATTTTTGCATAGTGCATAAGCTCTGCCTCGTCAGTCTGTGTTCCGCTCGGTATTTTTTCGAGCAGGAACAGCAGCACCTTGTTGCGGTCTGTTCGCAGGTCCTGATTTCCGCTCACCTGTGCGTCTGGATAGTTTGCGCAGAGTTGCACACCTGTCCTTTCGCGTAATTTTTTCACCATGTGCCCCTCGCGCACGGCCATCACAACTCCTTCTATCTGCTGTTCGCTCCCTTCATTGATCTTCATGCGAAGCTCGGCCAGCAATTCTCTGTATCGTGCAATGTCTATCATAAGTCTATCAGATTATAATGATTGTTATCGGCCATCTTGAAAGAGAACTCCACTGTTTTCATAACGCTCTTTCGGAAGTCACGTTCATACTTCATGTTCGTTATCACGATGGGCAGCCATTCGTCATCTACCTTTATCTGCACCTCACAGGCATGTAGCAAGTCGCGCCATAGCCTGTAATCGCTCTGAAGCAGAATTGAGCCACTGTTTACGGTATATTCGTCGGTCACGCGCACTCCGAATTTTCGTGTTACGCCGAACAGGTCGGCCTGGTCGCTTTCGTCAGAAGCTTCGATGGACAGCAGTCCCTTGGCCGTCAGCGTCTCGGGCATGTCGTAGATATTCTTGTAGCGGAACTGCCACAGTCTGACGTATCGTGTAGGGTCAACCAAGTACTCGAATGTGTGTCCATTGTTGACCACGCAGTATCTTACAATATCAACGTCGGGCATCAGTATGCGCATATACTCCAGGCTGGTGTCCATGGTGAGTGGATAGTCTTTGGGGTACTCGCCCGAAAGCTGTATGTGCGTACTTTTGGCAAGTCCGTCCGCATCATAAGCTTGAAACTCTATCTGTGAAGTGTCGGAGACGGACGGCACGGACAGATACTCCGCGCATCCCTCGTGTGTAATCTTGCGCTGGACCATGCTAAGGAAAGCAGGCGGATTGTCTTTTACCTGTGGCAAGGCACGGCAAAACAGCACATGGCTTGTCGAGTCTAGTACCTGGTTAAAGGAGAAGGAGAACGAGCCAGCCGCATTCTGTTGCCACGTCTGCCGCCCATCCGGCCATATTCCCCACAATGCCATGTTGCAAAACTTTCCCAGCCTGCGGATGCGTACCTGATTCTGCGCATCAGGCACATATTCCTCGTCCAGTATGGCATTGCCTTTGTACGTTACCGTGAAACGTATGGTAACGTCTGTATCTATGATATAATCGTCCATGGATGCCGCCAGCGTGTCAGCTTGCGGCTTTTGTAATACATTCATAATAACTCCTTCTAAGTTCTACAATCTCATGAATTTATTATGAGGGTCATTTTCCGGCAACAGACTGTAGTCTGGCTTGGAGCCGTCTCTTGCACGCTTCATTTCATCCATCCATTTTTCGCCATCACCTTGCAGCCACGATGCTACGCGTGCAACGTCATCCAGCGAAGGAGTCTGACTCGAGCGCATGCCGTTCTGCGCCATGTAGCCTTGCAAGACACCTACAGGGAACAAGCGAAGCGGCAGGCGTCTCATGGCTATGGACATGGCCAAAAGTGCTACAGACATGGCAGCCGCATAGTGTACAGGCGTTTCTTCATCCTTTTCATTAAGCAAGTCATTCCAGTCATCACCATAAGCGCGGCTCACAATACGAGTCTGTACCTCGCGTATGAAAGGAACTATCATCAGGTACAATCGTTCGCTACCTTCCGTAGGGAAGTATCTGTTCAGTTCTCTCCCGTTGCGTACAATAAGCTGTTGCGACTGAATGTATATAGGACTATTCTTCCAGCCATCAGGAGCTTTCTTATTCAGGTAACGTATGAGCGAGTCAACAGCCCTGTAATACTCCTCCAGGTGCATGGCATCGTCGCGATCAAGCTGCCACTCCCAAGGCAGTTTGTCTGTGCCATCGGTTGACACCTTGAATTTGCGGCCATCGTCTTCGTGGCTCAAATCATTTTTGCGATATAATCTAAGTGTAGCCATTATGGCAATAGGTCGCTGCACTTTTTTAAGCAGTTCCGTATCATCCCCCTTGGATGCAAGTTCAATAACCTCACTACCTACCAGTTCGGCCAGTTCCTCTGTTGCCAGTTCTATGTCGCCTTCAATTTTAGAAAAATCGTTGTTGGCATAGTAGTTACCGGTAAGTTTCCTAAGTTCTTCAGATGAATTGATAAGTAAAGCCATAGCAATGTATTTTATTTTTTATTTCTTTTCGACAAACGGTCAATCTGCTGCTTGTCGTACAGCAGCTTGAGCATGACTCTCAGAACAGGAGTGTGTTCGATGTCTGAGGCCGTACCGAACACTCCACTCTCGGCCACGCTGTAGAGTATACTGTTCAGTCCTATACCATCAGATTGCCCTTTATCAGTAGACGGTGAACGTGCGAAAATCGGCGCAAAGCATACCTCCTGTCCGTCCATCAGGAATGTACCTGTGTACAAGTAGTGGCAGAAGTAGGCGAACCAGGCATAGATTCCCCAGAGCAGGTAAGGTTCGATGGCCGATGCCGACCGCATGAATTCGGGCAATCTGTCGGTGTCAAATGGCACTCTTACCGGTCTGCCCTTGCCACCTGATGCAGGTCTGTAGAGCGAGGCACACAGCGCCAGCAGGTCATTTTCGCTGTGATATTTGTCATACAGGCTCATGGCAGCTGCGGCCGCCCTGAACTCTCCGAAGGTAAGGTCAGCTCCATGACTGGCAGGGCCTATCAATCCTGCTACCTCCGGCAACAGGTTAACTGTAGAATCATAGGTGAGTGATATACATGTGCCTTCATCTGTCTGTTCTGTATGCCACATCCAATCCAGCGTATCGGCCAGCCGATGAACAAGCAGCCAGAATTCATCCTTACTTTTCTTCAGGCCTCTGTTTTGCAGCACCCATGCGCACCAGTCCATGCGTACATCGGCGAGTGTAATTCCCTTACCCTCCATCAGCCTGCTTCTAAGCCACAATGCACGTCTCCACTCTTCAGGGGCCACCTCTTCCCAACAGTCAGGGAAGTCAAGATGCTCCATTTCTTTTCGGTTAACAAGTATATTCATTTTTTTCATGGCTATATCTGATTAGTTGCCCGGCTCGATGCCGACACATTATCTTCTTTGTTGATAACTTTTCTATGCAATCCCAGGAAGATACCCTTCTTTTGCGGGAAATTGATACGGATGGCGTCATTGACGGCCTCCAGCGCAATGTCCTCCGCTATCTGCGTGTCTGCCCCGTAGAATATCTTCAGCGCATACAGCATCTGGCTTCCGCTGTCGCTCTTGCCGTCGATGATGATATTAGAGAGAGCAGGCGAAAGGCCGAAGCCGCTGGTTGTTGAGCTGTCGGCAATACGCGAAATCTTTGTCTGCGCGTCGATATACTTGTCGATATTCATCTCAATAGGCTCTATTTTCCAGCTCTGCTCCTTGCCGTTGGGGTCTATGAAATCCACACAGGTGAAGAACTTGCCCACATTCTCACGACCGGCCATCACGTCGGCAATGGTGCGAGTCAGCTCATCCTTCAGTTTCTCCATTTCAGCAGCCAGCTTGTCATCTGTCCAATCTTCGTGCATAGACTTGAGATTTTCCAATTTATCCTCCCAATACTGCTGTGGTGTGTGTACGATGTAGGCAGCCGCTATCATATTCTCGTTCAGGTGACGGATAATCTCCGGCAGGTCGTTGGCATTTTCGAGCCAAGGAACAGAGCCGAAGAAGCATGACAGGGCGTACATGTTACGGCCAAACGAGCGCATGCAATGGTATTTGACGGCTACGGCATGGCGGGTTGGATTCCACTTGTCGAAGGCCGGGAACAAGTGGAATGTTTGACTGCGATAGCTGTCAAAGTCGCCCAACAGGTACTGTGTGACGTCTTCCAGATGGCGGCTGTCGTTATCAGGCCACACCAACCGACATTCCGCGCTGTGCAGGCACTCCAGCCTGCTGACCCACGGATTGCCGATACGCCTGCCCCTGCCCATGACGTACTTGACGAACACCCCATTCATGTGGGTGTATTCCACCAGGCACGAGCGGATATAGCGTCGGTAGTCCCACGACTCAAGCCACTCCTGTATCTCATCATCCTCTACCCACACCTGCGTGCGTTCGTTGTTGTCGAGCTGTAGTCGGTAGAGCGCAGGGCCCTGACCGTACAATAGACCTACCTTGCGGTCGAGGATGCCAGGTCCCAGGTTATTTCTTTCCAACAGGTTGCGAATGCCATTTGGCAAGTTGTTGTCATAACCCCACGGTACTACACGGACACCTGCCACACTGACCGGGTCACCGTCCCAGTTTGCCGAGTTCAGATTGAGGAACTGGCTCATGCGCTGGCTCCAGTCCATGTGCAGGGCGAAGTGCCCCTGAACCGTGTCAACAAATGAATAATTGCCGATTTTCTTTTTGATTGTACTCATATCACTGTGTTCTTTCGATTCTCCAGAATACCTTTCAGCCGGGCAATCTCCTGTTCGCCCAGTCCGTACATGATTTTAGCCACCAGCTTGTAATACCCTGCATACATATTTTTGGCATACCAGCGATTTGCATTTTTCTTCAGCTTGTTGTCCTTAACGCCCCAAATGTCGTGGATAGTGTCCACCTTATGCTTGTTCTGCTTGTATCCAGCCATGTCGACGGCACGACCGTAGCTGAAGAACGAGAAACGAAGTCCAGGATTTTCCCCATCCTTGAAGCTGCTATAGTTCACGCTGTCCAGCAGGTCACCGGTCACCTTCAGCTTGTTTTTTTCGATAGCTTCCACAAAAATGTCGCACAGCCATTCACCGTGAAGCGACAAGGCTTCTTCGATGAACAGCAGTTTCAATTCGTCACTTTCCTGGCTTATCATAATTGCAAAATCTTGTACAGGGCAAATGTAGAGCACAGACAGAGGATAGAAAAGGACATAAAAAAAGAGGTTCCCTTCAGAAGGAAACCTCTCCACTTCATCGTCTGCTTATTATGTTGTCAAATCAATAACAAGAAATCACAGATGAAGCATATATTTAAAATACACCCACATCGGACAATTCATCTGCAAACCTATGGAGCGACTCTTCGATGCGCTCTTTCTGTTGCTTGCGCGGTCGGCTGCGACCGTGCATATAGGCCCATAATTGTTTTTGATGAATGCCTGTCACACGTTCCAGACCGGAAAGTGAAAGCATTGTACCGTAATAAAGCAACAGGCTTTGCACGTCATAGTGCCACACCAACCGGTATTCACCCTTGATTTGTTCCGGCCACTGTTCTTCGGGCAAATTCTTTTTAATCAGCTCAATAGCTGTAACCACATCTTTCTTGCACTCTTCGATTGTATTTCCAGCAGCATAAATGCCATCACAATTTTCTGAATAAGCCCCGAAACTATCAGAACTTGCACAGATATTCATAATAATCTTTTCCATACTGATACGGTGATACTGATGAAATTATAATAAAGAGGGTGGGGCTTATTTCAGCCCCATTGCCCTCGCAATTTTTCGTCTTAGCGGTTCAGGAATTTCTTTAGCTCCGTGATATGGAACAGGTTCTGACAGTCGTCCGTCTCTCCTGTAAAAGTAATGACTTCCTTCTGCATGATCGAATTTCCATCCAGCCGCCACAATCTTACGATGAAATTCTGTGTACTTCATTTACAATCGTTATTGATTTGACTCTGCAAAGATAGAAATATTTCTATTAATAGCAAAACATCAATAGAATTTTTTCTACTATTCTTTCACCAAATTCCGTTCAATATATTCTTTTTCGTCGAGAGCCCCCTTGATAACTGCGTTTGCCTCAATGCTGTTGTAGGATAACCGCACACCATGGTACTCCAGTTCTGCGGGAATCATACCTGTTTCGGAAAAGAATTCACGTGCCAGGCAAAGCAGGTATCTCAAGTTATCAATGTTCTGCAGGTCGTATCGGATGGAAGCGCTGTTCATGCCTCACCCCCTTTCTGACCGATGAAGCATTTCAGTTCCTGTTGGAGGTATATCAGTTCGCTGATAACCTTCAATCTATTAGCAGCGTCTTCGCTATCACAGCAAGCTATGCACTCTACACTTCGTTGAAGTACATTTATCCACAATTCAGCGCCGCCAGTCTGCCAACGGTTAATGACTTCCACTACATCGGGAGTCATATCTACAGGTTTATTCATTTCCTGCCTCCCTTCCTCGCCTGTATGACACGATAGGCCAGCCCAAGCACGGCAGGCGGCAGGACAAACGACAGGCACAGGCACCCGATGGCACCTACATACCAGGCATCACGGGTTGACCGGATTTGGCAATCTTCAGGAAGTACGCGGTTGAGAGAGTCACGAAGTTTGCTCCCGAAATTTATTTCGCGAGCAGGCACGACGGGCGTGCCGATGGTCAGTTCTTTTTTCATTTTGGAATGCAATTAAAATGAAACAATAGGGTTAATAAAAAAAATACGGGAAAGCAGGCCTCTCCATGCCCAAAAAATCAAGAAACTAACCTCAAAAAAGAAAGTACCGCTTTCCCGTTGCATTCCACCTGAAACAGGCAGTGGGCGCATTAACGCTCCACACGGGGGTCGGTACTATATCACGTGCCAATCGGCCATAAAAAAGGCCAATCCGGCAAGGGTTGGCGAACATCTCGTCGCCTGTTTCAAATGGAATGCACTGCAAATATAGGCAAAGTTCTTGTAATGTCAATAAAAAAGGCGGAAGTTTTTAATGTTCCGCCTTTGACTCTACAAAAATTGCAATCTCAAGATAGGGATCTGGATCATCCCAAGCATACAATTTGGCATCACCTGCATTTATGACTAATATTTTTTTAATCATCTTCCTGTTTATTAACGATGTAACCTCTTTAGATAACTCAGTAGGTACATAGCCAAGATGTTTCCTATCACATAGCACTTTTACAGCAAAAGGATCGTAAGGGTTATCGGGTTCTTTACTAAGTTTGATTTCATCATGAACATCGAGTATAGGAATCATTTCTTTTGCTACCTTACTACGATAGAAAACACCTTTAACCTCAAACTCTATTTTTCTATAGGAAGAGTATTTTTGTAATTCGGATTGAAGAAAGGCTCTATTTTCTTCCTCCCTTTTCTGCTTCATTTTACGGCACTCTTCCAACACTTCATCTAATTCAGATTTCTTTTCTAAATTAGATAAACTATTTTCTTCGACTATTACATCTTTAGAGTGACGCTTGCCTAAAATGGCAAAGATGAAAAACAAAACGACCGCTATTGTAAGAACGATACTCATTAAAATTAATCACTAGTTTTTGTTCATTTCTTTGTATTTTTCTTTTGTCGTAAAGCCTTCATCAATCCTTTCATTCTCTTTAATGTCTTTACTCAGTAACCAATGATATATATTTTGCTGTCCGGATGTAACGACATAGGCTTGTTCAAATTTCCATCCTAATTGCCCCATATAATTCATAGCATCAACCATCGAATTAAAATTGATTGATTTGCCATTTTTATCAACAAGATGTTGGTTCCCTTTATTCTCTTGACCAAAATCAACAGTTACTGTAACTTTCGTAGTGAACAATTTTCCAGTACCAACCAGTTCACAATAAACTCTTTTAATATCTTGAGCTGTCACATTAATACTAAATACCAACAGCACTAAAAAAAGTATCTTATTCATACTACAACACTTACTATTTCTTTAAATGTAATAATAGAATCAGAATGAATTTCATAGAATTCTCGACCTAATAATTGGGAAATATGCAGTGCGTGTTCCTTTTCTATCTCCTGCATTTGTTTAAGAAGATTCACGTCATACTCCTTGCCGTCCCTTTGAAAAAGTCGTCTACCAATTTCTTCTGGTTCTTCCGTAACCAAGACGATTTTTATCGGGTTAATTCCTATAAAAATATCATCTGGAACTTTTTCTATTACACCTTCATTGTTTTGTAAACAGAAATGTCCATCTAACAAATATGTTTTTTGCGGTTGAATTATTCTATCCAGGTTTTCAAGTAAACGGTCTTGTGTAGATTTGATATCTTTCACACGCTTATTTGTCGGATCTTCTGTAAAATCACTCCATTTTAAAACATCACTAGCAGTTAAATGAACCATGTTAAGTTCATCAGCAACCTTCTTGCACAGCGTACCCTTACCTACACCATGAATTCCACCTATAAATATGATGTTACCTTTCATAATTCTCCAAAATCTATTTGTTGTTGTAATGCCTCTTCCTCAATATATCGAAACGATTGTGGCGCGACAAAAACATCAAATAACTTAAATGGGTCAATAGGTTCTTCATATAAGACGGGATTCTCAATCTGCAATGCGTATCCTTTGTCACGCCCTTCAAAATATTCATCAAAAAATTGTTTCGATATGCCCGACTCATTATGTGTTTTTTTCCATAATTCTTTAGGTGTATATTGCAGAATTGATTTTATGGAAAATTCACCAACTATCATACCTTCTGGTTTCGTTGAGTAAACTATGACCTTTGTAACATGCTTGGAAAATATACTTTTTCTATATTCAAATTTTTTCCGCCCCTGAAATATTTCGTGGACAAATTCCGGTTTAATCGATAATAAGACTTTCATCTATTTGGCCTCTTGCTATTATATCATTAAATTGCTCATCTGTAAGCTTGAAAAAACCCCAATAACTAGGATTCAGACCCACTTCTTCTACTAATTCTTTATTGATAAGTCGATGGTTAAAAGCTACGTTATATGTCATTTTTATGACAACAGATTCTCGGATTTTATAATACTTCTTCAACGTATCTTCATCAAAGATACTATAAGCATTTGTATATTTGATGAATTCATTCAGGTTTTTAAAATCTTTGGGCTTTTTTATTTCTTCTACTACACAAATTGAAGTTGCTACACTACTGTAATAAGCTGCAGCCGAACCATCTTTTGTACGATATATGACAAGTATGTCTCCAGGCTTTAACTTATCAACACCTTGCATTCTACAAATATAAATTTTATGAATGCTATTGGTATGAGATACATCCTTAATCAAAGAGTCACGATTACGTTGTTCTGTCTTCAAAATAGAATCCGGAAATAATGAGGTATGATATTGTGGGTATATTGATAACAAATATTTATTTTTACTTTTGGTATGTATAAATGGAAAACCAAGACACAAATCATCGCTAACAGAAGTCATCGATTTAACATATACGCTCTCAGGATTTTCCGAACTACCCTTGGTCCCTTTTTTCTCAAATCCATAACGTTTGAGTAAATTTACCAATCCTTCATGCTTTTCGAATATTGTCACGTAAATCTCCTCCACCTGGTTATAGATAGCCGTTCGCATAATCATTTGGATAAATTTTTCACCTAATTTCGTATTGTGGGCATCAATCTTAAATGTACCCACTTTCAAACGTTTGGCAGCAGGGAAATTAGGCTCAACATCCATAATGGCCTCTTCTTCAATTTTTAAATAAAGAAATGCTTCTAATTCACCATTATCATTTTTTTGGATGTATGCTTCACTTTCACTTTTACGGTTAAACCAGTCTTCAAAGCCATCATAATCTGCTTTTAAGCTCGTGAAGAAAGGATCATTTAAATTGACCTGATTAAAACGAACTTTTTCCATAATATAAAGGGCGATCCCGTCTTCAGTACGCGCCCAAAGGTGTATATTAGACCTTAATCCGGTTTTACGGATTACGCACTGGAGAAGGGATCATTTTGTATAACTTAATTGGGCAACACGAAGATATAAAAGCTATCTGATATATCAAAGAAAAATCAAAAAAATCCCCTCCGTGGTTGATGGAACGGAAACACAACAAAACCGCTTCGGGCCCCTTCGTTTGCGAGCTTGCGAGGCAAACGAAGGGGGCGCCCGCTGGCGCCTCCCCTTAAATTCTACCTTCATCGCTATAGCTGTAGAAACTATCATCACCTATTATCACATGGTCAAAAAGCGTGATGTCGAACAATTTACTTGCATTTTTCATTTTCTCTGTCAGCCTATCATCATCACTGCTCGGCCTCGTCATTCCGCTGGGGTGATTATGTACGGCAATATAGCAAGTCGCATTCAATTCCACCAATTTCCGCATGATTAACCGTATGTCCACAACTGTTTGTGTGATGCCGCCCACACTGGCACGTACTTTTTCTATAACTTTCAGACCCTGATTCATGGCAATTATCCAAAATTCCTCGTTCGGCAGGTCTCCTATGATAGGCTTCATCAACTTGAATGCGTCCTCACTACATCTTATCATCGGTCTTCTGTCCTTACTCACTTCTCTTCTCCGATATAGTTCTACTGCCGCCATCGCCAAGCGTCTGCGGTGAGGTGTGAGGCTGTTAAACAGCCTCTCCATCCGATATTCACCGACAAAGCTATCGTCTACTACTTCCTTATTAGTCAACATACTGACAAGCTGATTATCCGTTACTTCTCGCATGTCGTCAAACAGTGACAGCTGCACCGCCTTAGTTATTGCTTTCTTTCTCATACTATTAAGCATTATAATTCATTATTGTTTTTGCCAAAAAATAACCGCCCAAAACTTCCGCTCCCAGTTGTTCCAGCGCACACGCAAAGCGTGCATAGCTGTGGCCTTGTGTTAACACATCGTCAAAAACCAAGCATTTTTTCCCCTTGAAAAAACGTTTATTAAAATGAATGATTTCTGCGTCTCTGACAACTTTTTTACCTTTGCTTTCATGTATCGCCAGCCGTCCGCCCTCGATTGTGATGGCGTTGTATGCGTTTTTGCAGCCTGTCAAGCGTGCCACTTCTTCGGCAAATGCTTTGTATCTGATTTCGTTTTTCTCGCCACTGCTGGCAGGGATACAGACAAGAGTCACCTGGCTAACTTCCGCCCCAAACTGTTCACGCATTTTCTTAGCCACTATTTCAGCCACTTTCAGCCCGTTCTTTCCGTCCTTGAAGTTCCAGACAGTGTGGCGTATTGCCCACTCACGTTTATTTGCCTCGTACTTTGTCGGCAAATAATCATAAAAATTCACCATAAACTTAGACCACTGATTTTTCCAACTCTCAGGTATAAACTTTTTTGCTGTCATAATTGTAAATATTTAAAAATTTGAATTTATTCTTGAACCTTGAGCCGTGGGTGTGAGCCTTTTAAATTCTCGTTTTCCCCGAACGACTTTTTTTTATTCCGTCGCCTGTCGCGCGCGGTATGTTTCGCCTTTTTTACGCTGCCTAAAAAGGTGTTGTAAGGAGCAAGAGCAAGTTTTCGCCAAAACAGGAAGCCTGAATACTACCCGAAGGGTGGAGATTTTTTGGAGAACGCCAGCCTGAACTTGAGCTAGTGACGTCAACATTTACCTTTGCAGCACAAAAAAGCGAATGCCGTGCGCATAGGCTACAGGAATAATAAGGAGTTCGGGAAAAAGAAAACGAGTGCACAATCTAATCGAAAGATTACTGCTCTGCCCGGTATGTGCCATCGTATAATGGTAAAGCGAAGCTCCGTTACACGATGACAAAGACGGGGCGAAAGAACCGGTTACGGCATGATAATGTGGCAACCTCTGCGTGAACGCGAATATCAACAACAGAAAGCATGCTTTCTACCAAATTACGCGAAAAATCCGTGCGGCTAAGTTTTGCCTTCGCTGCATGCAATACAGCTGGAAGGCGAAGCGTGCCGCACGGATTTTTCGCGCGCCCCTTTCCAAACGGGGCATAAATATTCTTCAAAAGTCCATTTTTAAAGCGTCCCAAGCTACTAAAAAGTCTATAAACGACTGACACCCAAACAATCAACCCACCCACACCGACCACCAGGGAGGTGTGAGAGTAATCTCTGCCCGTGCCGCGCCGCCCCCAAATTGCGATTGCAGCCCCCTCAAGGCTCGGAAATGTGATAAAATATATTTACAGAAAATGCGCCCGCCCAAGTAGCCGCTCATATAGGGGCAAATCCCACCTGCGCCGTACACATCCAGTTAAAGACTTCGGGCACAAAGAAAGCCCTGCCATCCATCACGGACGGCAGGGCCATAGAGAAACCAACAATAAAGAAAAACATCAGATGAAGGATGAACCGGAAAGGCTTTTCCCTCGCTGCCAGGTGCGTATGGTATCTTTGCGCAGGATGGCATACTTCAGTGCATCGGTCAGGTTGGTGCTCTCCTTGGGCAGGCGGGCGGTGGGCAGCTTGTCTCCTGTCTTCTCTTTTACCACCATCTTCGACTGGTCTGCCTGGTTGACCTTTACCTTGGTGCGGGTCACTTCCATTTCGCTCTTGAGGTTGGGGCAGTTGTACTGGTCGATGAGCAGTACGAACAGGTGCCGTTCAAGATTTCCGGCCAACAAGTCCATGAAGAAACGATACTCAAGGTTGCTGCCTATGTTGCCCTGACCCAGCGACATGAGCTGCACCTGCCAGCCTGTGCGACGTCCATCTGCGTCGTACTCGATGTACTTCTTGATAGTGGTGGCCATGTCCTGATGCACGCGCTTGTAGTTGTTCATGGAGCGGTCGTAATAGAGTTTTAGCAGCTTACGCTTGTGGGGGCGGAAGTAGGCAATGAACTTGTCGGCCAGCTCTCGCGCGCTCTGTGGTGGCAACGTATAGAGTTCTTTTAGTACACGGACCACGTGGCCGGTCTGTTGCAGGAATACCATGGACAGCATGTTTCCGGCATCCATGCCCGCCTCGATGGGGCGGCTTGTATCGAGATAGCGCAGGACGGTGCAGTCCTGTTCCCACCCGATGGGGTGGCGTTCGATGACTTCATTCAGAAATCCGTCGGCGTAGAAGTTCTTCAGGGTGAGGTTGCAGTAGAACATCTCCGTAGCCTCCAGCTTGGGGATGATGGACAGCACGTTACAGGCCAGTCCTTCAAGTCCTTCTTCAAGTTCGCCCGCAAACCAGTCTTCGCCCAGGACGTCGGCATTGACGTAGCTGGAGGAGATGAAGAAAAACGAAACTCCCCGTCGTGCCTCTATCCATCGTTTTTCCCACCGCTCCATGGTACGCTTGGCCAGTTCCATGGTGCGGCGAGCTTCGGGCAGCTTGGTGCGCAGGGATGCGTCAGTACGGGCCTGCTCGGCCAGTACCTCGTACTGTTGCAGGCGGGCGACGTATTCACGCCTTGTATCGTTATAGACAAAGCTGGCCTGCATGAGCAGCAGGATGCGCCGCTTGTCGTTTTGCTTGGCCAGCTTGAGAATCCAGTCGTATTCGCCCAGGTGGTTGGGGTTTGGCATATCGGTAGTAAGCGTTCGGCTGCGGTACCACACGCTGCCTCCATACTTCACACGAAAGCCGCGGACGGCCTTCAGCAGGTTGGTGAACTTTTCTTCCGGGAAATACTTTACTTCGTCGCCAAACACACCGACATACGAGCGACCGGCGCCGATGGACGCGCGGTCGAGCGAAATGAAGGTGAAATTGAAGCCGGTGAAGAAGGTCATGGTGTCCGTCCACTTGGTGTTGACGTTGTACATGCGGTCGCGCCAAGCCTGCGGAGGTTCCTGGTCTATGACATAATGCACCCCTATCTGCCAGCCAAGCATGGATAGGCCGTCGATGAGCGAGGGGATGATGTTCTTGCGCAGGTCGCTGTACGTGTCGGCCACCCACGCAAAGGGAGCGCCCGGGCAGTCGTGAACCACTTCCTGCACACGTTCGGAAAGCACCTGCACCGTTTTGGCGCTGGCACGTCCGGCCACCCAGTAGAGCGACCATGGCATCATGAGGGTGATGAGCTGCGCCATCCAGTTGGAGTAGCGCACCTCCACGTCATTCGTAGTCTTTAGTTTTTTCTTCCGTGTCATCGAGCATTTCTTCTATATCCACATCAATAATATTGGCATCCCTGCGCAAGCGGTCTTTCTCACGTTCTGGAATGGCCATGGAGTCTATCTGCCGTGCCAGTATGTGGCGGCTGACGCTGGGAAGTCCCACCGCTGAAGGGTCGAGGTCATAGACCTTGATAGGCTTCTCTGTTATTTCCTTCGGCTTTACAGGGTCTGGCTTGTCAAGCTGCTTGATGCGTGCAGCCTGTGTGAGCAGATTTCCGTACACTTCCATGTCCTTGGCACAGGTAGCGTTTTTAAGCACGGCCAGTGCTGCCTTCTGGAGGTTGTCGAAGATGATGTTTCGGTGTGCGTCGTTCTCCACCGCATCGTTGAGGAAGAACAGGTTCAGAGCCTCGGTGTACATACGGCGGGCACGCATCCGGTCCATGTTGAACGGTTCGTGCATGAGGAAAGCGATGGCATTGTCCTTTCCATACTTCCGGTTGATGCCCACCAGGGCATACAGCGCATTGTAGTAGGCCAGTTCATCGTCCGTCAGCTCCATGGTGCAGCCTGAAGCGATGTAATCCTGAAGGACCTCGAAGTGAGATTGGTCAAACATTCCCATTATCCTATATCATCAAAAAAAATCTTGTTAATCGAGTTCTTGTAACCGACAGCCTTTCGGAACTTGTCGAAGCGCTGTGCCTGGGTGACATTCTCACCCGTCTGCGCTGCCGCCGACATGGACAAGCCTTCTTTGGCCGCCTGCAGGAGTTGCCCGCGGTCGTAGTGATACTTGAGCGGGCTGCCCACCAGATTGAAGTACCACAGGAAGTCTTCAGCCGGTATGTTGTAGTACATGGCTATTTGTTCGGGGCGGTAGCCGATTCCGGCCAGCCGCTCATATTCGTCAATGTCAATTCGGTCGAACCAGGCAGGAGCATCCCGCCATTTAACCAATTCGTCTGCTGTGAAACTCATATACGTTACGGTCTTGTAAGAAAACATATTGTTCCTCCATCGCATTCTCGCCATAATTGCCGGAACCTTCGACCACGAAGAAGCCTGCCTCTGTATCGAGGCAGGTTATCTTCTTATGGCTCCAGGAGTACGACAGCGTGAGTACACCGGCGTGATGGAGCTCGACCAACCGGGCGAAGATCTTCGGCATGCGGAACTGGAGCGTTTCGGAGACGTGCAGATGGATGCTGTCTATCAAACCTCTTTCGCGCCAACGAAGCAAGGAATTCAGAATGCGTTCGTTGGTTGAATAGGTGGCAATGTAGAGATGGCGGACACGTCCTGCATGCTTGATGAGATATACAATGAACGTGAAAGCCGTGAAGCTCTTCTTCGTTTCTATGAAGAAGGCTTCACGGGGCCCAGGCAGTCTGCCACAGAGTTCCTTCAGGTTATTGAGCTTGAAGGTCAGCATCTCCTCGAACCTGCGTGAATACAGGTGAGAGTCGGCCATTTCCCTCCGCAATTCGTCCAGTGAAAAATAGTAGCTCATTCCAGCAGTCGGTTGATATCCTCCAGTTCACGTTCATATCCGGCCAGCCTCTCCCGACGCGTGGCGTCGAGGTGTGGCTTGTCGCCCTTCTTCATTTCCGACTTCACCCGCCAAATGTTCATTTCCACCTGCCGCTTGCGCAGCAGCAGCTCCTTGATGGGAAGGGTAAGCAACTCCTTGCGGCGGTTGAATTCGGCGAATGCCGGATGCTTCCCCAACAGGGTATGATGTTGCTTGTACCAGTTCAGTTCCTCCCAGATCATGCGATTGTCCAGGTAATTGTCTATAAGCCGGCGACTCACATCTGCACACTGCTGCAAGGAAGTGCAGTCCTTCAGCTCGTGATGTAACCGCACATAAGCATGGTAGCGGTTGAACTTGCGGGAAGCAAGTGCCTCCAGCTCCATGGGACAGTCGGGTGAGTTAAGGAATGGGAACTCTTCGCGGAAAGGCTGTGTATCGGTATATTCTATCCTATCCGGGATAACAGTCCTTCACTGCTCAAGTTCTGTCTTGTCAGGGAAAAGCCCTTCAAGGAAGCTTTCCAGCCAGGGCGAATAACCGGAACGGGCATTGTTCAAGAACACTTTCGGTAGCAGGGACTTCACCACATCGGCATTGGGGTTTTGCGATACCACGGGAAGGAGGAATGGATCTTTTTTCCAGTCCAGTGTGATACATGCCACCTGTGGCTGTCGCAGGTTGAAGTAAATGGACGTGAACAACATGCCTTGCATGATATTATCACCTACCTGGGCAATCAATCCGAGCCACGACGCCTTGTTAAAATAAACAGGGGTATGCGTACCGAAGTTTTGGAGGCCGGCTCCCAAACTTTTCAGAAGGTCGATGGTACGCAGCATGTTTTCACGATAGAACCCTTTGTACTTCTGCGGTTCGAGCGGTCCGAGCACCTTCGGTAGCCGGATGTGCGAAAGGTCTATGGGCTGCAAGACATAGATGTCGTCGTTTGTCCAGACGAAATCGTCGGTCACAATGTCGCTTTCTAATGCCACCTTCAGCTTATTGAAGGTATCTACCGAAGGATTGTCAGACATGCGCGGGCATTCAATGAAGTGAATTTCGTCAGAGAACCAATCTTCCTTATCTCCGATGACAACGATGTTGGCCGGGAAACAGCAATTTTCGGCCCAGGAACGAAGGGCGAAAAGCAGTTCCTTTCCTTGTGCGAACTCCTTACAGTAAGGGATAACGATAGATGTATGTGTATGCTGCATTATGGTTGCGGCAGCAGCGGCCGGCTGTTGTTTTTCAGTCGATTCTTGAGAGATAGCAGTTCCCTCATTTTTTTCTTCTTTCATACGCTTGTCTTATTAAAAAGTGATGGACAAAAGTAATTTGCAATTGCAATTTCAAAAAGGACAAAAAAGGGCGCAACCATACGGCTGCGCCCCTCCGATCGGATATCATAAACCACTAAAAAAGATTCAGACACCTCCACCCTGACTTGATTCTGCCGCAGTAGGCAGTCCCAGGATGGCATTGATTTCTTCGTTGTCGGTAGCCGGTATCAGTGACTTGGCTATGCGGCCAAGAGTGTCACCTCGCAACGAACTGGCCAAGTTGACGGTAGTCTTGTTGGCCTCGTTGTTGTCCTGACCTTCGGCGGTGGACATCTTGAGCGGTGTGCAGGGAGTACCGGCAATCTTGCAATCATCGCCCGAACAATTAATCACGATGGCACCCAGATTTTCGTTTACGTTGTTGTTGACGAACTCATCCCATTCGACTTCCGATCCCGGATGGTCGAAGTCCACGTGATGAATGAAGCCTCGTGCGTCATCATCACCTTCTGCCGTATGGTAGATGTTGATGGTGCTGTCCGTTGCATAAACAGCCACCGTTTTTTTCCCTTCCTGGAACTCAAAGGCAGTTACCTTCACACCTTTTTCATCTTTGGAAAATGTCTTGATATCAGCCCAACGAAATATGATGATATAAGACTTTTTTCCGGATGCGCGCCCCGCATTGTTATTCTTGCGGGGCACTGAAATCATACTATATTCTCCAGACATAAATAAATCTCCTATCCGTTAGTATTAAACACCACCTCCCTGGCTTGATTCTGCATCCTCTGTAGGAGGAATATAGGCAAAGATAGCTTCCGCCAGCCAGAAGCCTACACCTTCCCACCACTCGGCCATTACATGCACGTCATAGTGATAAGTTTCCATGCGTATCTTCGTGTTCTGCGGGTTCTTGCTCTGCAGATGCTTGAAGTTCTCTTTCGGGGTAATGAAGAAGACGCCAGTACCACGCATACCTTCCAATGGCGCGAAAGTAAAGTTAGAGAAATCAACCTTGACTTTCTCGCCATCCTCGTTCTTCAACCATGGATACTTTTCACGGTAAGCTTTGCTATAGCGAGTCACGAGGTCAGGGTCTGCATGAATGTACATGGTCTTGCGCTTGTACAGCGGCTTGACCTGGTTAACAGCTTTGTCAATCTGTGCAATCAGCGTTTCATCTGTCAATGTTTCACCATCAAGCAGCCAAGTAACCTTTTCATTGTTGGCCTCTTTCAAGGCTTTCAGTTGAGTCACATATCCATCCATTACCTCGTTGGCTTCACCAGCTGGATCGCCATCGTTTGTGGCGGTGTTCTCCTTATACTCACCGACCGCCAAAGCAATTTCTCGCTCTTCGTCCAACTTCGGAATGATAAGCTGGTAGATGATGTACTTCACAACCGGCATATCCTTTGGATCGAGATTTTCATCGTACAAGTAACCAAGAATATCCTCCATGATGTCGGACGGTGTGATGGGCACGTTAATCTTACACTTGTAGTTCTTGATGGTGAGTGGAGTGAATTCGCTATTGCCCTTGGGTGTCCATTTCGGTACAAATGCCTGGAGAACTGAGTCGATAGCAGACTGGACAGCACGAACCTCGGTCTTATCGGTAACGATAGTAGACATGTACTGAATTGATTCAGTCTTACCCAGCAAGTCCTGAAGGATTTGCAACCGCTCGGAAGACACATACTTGCCGAACTCTCTCTGCAATTCGGTAGTGTCTATAGTGTCATTGCCACTGTAAGCGGCTCCCTTGAATGCGGCATCGAGATACTGGTTGTGCATCATCGACATGTCCGGTTTGAATTTGGGCATATTTTGTCCACTTTGTGCCTGTACGGTCTGGCCGTTGGCTGGTTCTTCTACTTTGCCCATTTTAGCAATTTGGGCATCTTTCTCCTTGATGGCAGCCTCGAACTGTGCTTTCTCCTTTTCCAGATTTTTCAGCTTAGTACGAGCTTCAGCCAGCAGACGGGCATTTTCGTCTCTCTCTGCTTCGAGCGAAGCTCTTATTTCGGCCGTTACAGCCGATTCGGCAGGATTGCCATCCTTCTCAAATTCCTTCAGATCCTTTTCAAAGGATTCAAGGAACTTCTCACCATACTTTTGTTTCAGCTGCTCGCGCTGTGCGTCGAGCAAGATGGATTTTCCAGACTCATCTTTTGCGAAGGCGGAAATCCCAAGAAACGAAAGTACCACGCTCATTACTTTTGCAAACATAGCTAAATAGTTAAGAGTTAATATAATTATTGATTATAGCTTTTGCGCTAATATCGTTGGCTCGCTGCACTGCGTAATCGAGCGAACCGGTAGAATCTGCCAATCCAACCTCAACAGCCTGACGGGCGTAGAACATACGCCCACGCAAGATGCCTTCTGTATCATCTTTCAATTTTGGCCGGTTGGCTTTTACAACTGCCTGAAATTCGACAGCCAATGGGTCAAGTTCTTCGTCCCGAATTTTGTCGTACTCTCCTTTTCGAGCAAGTTCGAAAGGTCTATTTTTGTAATCAGACAAATTACTGTAGACCGTGTGAATTTTGATACCAGCATTTTCGTAATACCTGGTGTAATCTGCAAAACTCATCATTACGCCGATACTACCGAATTCGGAAGACACCTCATTGGAAGCGATTATCTCATTACAGTAGCAAGCCACATAATAGGCCGCAGATGCACATAAGTCACAATAAGCTACTACCGCTTTGCCCTTTGATTGGGCATAGCGGATAGCATCAGTCAGTGGTGCAATAGCATCGACTGCACCACCACCTGAATCTATGTCAAGAATGAGAGATGAAATATTGTCTGAATCAACGGCTTCTCGCACCATATCTGCATATTCGGTCGTACCGTAGCTGCACAATGTGCCATACTTGAGCATTGTTCCGTGAACTGGAATAACCGCAGCACTACCTTTAGGTGCATCTGAGAAACTGTTATTACTTTTCGCCTTTGCTCCTTTGTTGTAGTACGTGTACGCAAGTGGTTTTTTCTCCGACAAATTATCACCGTCATCTATGGCCATACTTCGCTCCAGCAATTTGTCGACCAACGGTATGTTGGATTCGACATCTTGGAAGCGAAGGAACCATTTACCCCTGCATACAGCACTGTATAATGTAGAAAACGCCATTGTATTTTATACCTATTGAAAACCGTTACAAAATTACAATGGCATTTATGAGTTAAAAGGACTGTAAAAATTTGGCATGTTCAGGACTTTCCCGGTCAAATGTGAGTTCGTGTACTGACGGTGTACCTGATTGCGTCAATGTAATCATAACCGGGAATTCATCTGTACCCACGACTTTTATTTCTCCATTCGTTAAATGAATAATTAATATTCCTTCTTGTCCCAAAAGGAGGCGTAGACTTAGAGTATTTGCCATACCAGTATTTGTTACTATTGCTGAAAAAGTCTGTTTGACCACTGTACCGTCAGTATTCTCTTCAGTAAATTCACCTTTAGATATAGGTATTCTCGTCGTGCTTCCAGATAGTCTAATAACATTATGCCCTGGCATATTATCAACTTCAGCTTCAGCAATAGGGATAAATTCTAATCCACACACTTCGTTGCGCTTATTGCTATTATTCATATTAACATTATTTTTTAATTAAATAATGAGCCAAAAATCTGTATTTGCTTACAAATTAATAGGTTAAAATACATTAAGGAAATAGAGATAATTGAATATCCTTGTCAATCTCTCTAATTATCCGTTGTCGATTGCGATAATCATATTTTTTCACCTGGTCGTAATTAGTGACATTCTGTTTGATATTGTATGCCATGAGAAACGCCCGGATGATACGATCCTGTTTGTATCCCTTTTCATATCCAGCTAAAAAGTATTCCCGGATACGAAGTCGAAAGGAAGCCTCGATATAGTCTTGTATCATTCTTTGTTTCCATTCAGGAACATATATAAAATTATCTCTGAAAAGGAAATGGTTATATTCTTGGATAGGTATAGCCAAGGTTATAGGGTTGTCTTTGATTGACTGTTTTGGAGGTCGGTCACTCATTGTAACCATAGACTGTATGAATCTGCCTATATCGTTTGAGGAAGTAATAGTGACTGCCTCGTCAGAACGCGGGCAACCAAACTCATGATACAAGTAGTCATGCAGATAAGGTTGTAATTCAATAGTAACGGTTGGTTTCATCTTGTAAGTTATTGGTTTTCATACAAAAATACGAATTATATTGTTGCTTTACAATACAATCCATGAAAATCATAAATATTTATATTTCATACTTTTTCTAAATGGAAAATCATCAGATAATAACTTCGATAAACCTGCTATCTAATAATTCTGCCATAAATTTCCGTTACTCTGTAACCTGTATCCTACAACGCTATAAATATCTGAATGACAAACTACTAAGATAGTCACAAAATACATATCCAATTTTGTGTCCCCAGATACATTTTGTAACCTTCCGCTTGAAAAGGATGTGTTTTGCATGAGGTTACAAACCTTGATTATTTTGTAACCTAAGTTTGTAACCGTTTTTGTAACTCTCTTAATCTATTCTTTTTCAATTGATAACTCTCTTTTTCAAACAATGGTTACAGAGTTACAAAAATTTAGTAGTAAATAAGGAAAAGGTGTGGAAAACCGGGGTCAGCCGTTCAGCACCCATGCTATAAATAAAAGTAAAAGCCGCTGACATTTGTGCCAGCGGCTTTTGCTTTTGATAGTCATGTGCCACGAACGATAGCATTTCGCATGTCGGGTGGCACGAATTTTCGTTTGAGTTTTGTATAATCATCGTTTAATTCGAAATCTATCCAGTGGTCAGAAGCAGCGAGGAAAGCGCCAACTGAAACCAATAACCATGGAAGTTTATCCGGCGAAGCTTGCAAATTAATTCGCTTGTTAGGCTTCATCAGCTCAAGGTAATCATACACCTGACGCATGTAAGCAGACGCTGCTTCGTCGCGTAGCAGGTCAGACAAGTATTTATCATAATTACGGATGTAATCAAAACGGGAGATCTCCATCATCTTCTTCAGTTTTAGGGTTAAATACACCGTCTTTTGTTTTTGTACGTAAATAAATCATCTCCTTGGTCTCTCCATCCACCTTTTTCAGCAAGCGACCATCCTTATTGAGAAACTCTTTTGGATTCATTTCTTCAATGTATGGGCATAGCTCGACGAACCCGCGCAGAGCTTTTGTAAATCGCTGCATACTCCAGAATCCTTTGCTAACCTTAGCAAAGGCAATAAAATCATCATACGCTTTTGTACGCTGAACAAAGTTGTTGACATTCTCACCTTCTTCTGCGAAATACCCATATACCCAATCTTCAAAGCTAGCACCCATATCTGCTTTGTATTTCCGTTTAACAATGTTGTCCATGGGAGGCTGTATTTTAATTCCACGGCCTGCCATAGACAGGTAGAATTGAAGACATTGTGCAAAGAAATTGCAGTCCTGGTTCCAATTATCCTCTGTATAATCAGTAATTGTCATCAGGTTACGACCGAAATCATCACGAATACTTCGACTTTCCAAATAATCATTCTCTTGTGTTTTTTCATGATAGTAATCAGAGAATACCATGTAGAGTAGTCGAGCATTGGTTGACGGATCAAAATCGCGAGGAACATAGTTTGTTGTAAATCCAAATTTAGGACTGTCTTCGAATTCGATAAAAAAAGACTTGTTATTTTTCGGATTAACAGTCATGCCACTGGTGATGCAATCGTAAAACTGTGAAATCGGCAGATAACGGTCGCAATCATCTACCAAAACAAAGTCTGTATGTTGGTCAACTTGGTCAAATACATGAGGGTTGTCCAATAATTTAGGATTGCGGCCGGACAAACTGACTGTTCGCATGAAGAATCGAAATGCTTTGAAAAGGAATGATTTTCCGCTGCGGCCATTACATTCGTCTTCGTCTCCGATTTTGTTATCCATCGCATACAAAGCCCATGCACGTGAAGGTGATTTATATCGATGTAGATTATATCCGATAGCATATATCTTATTAATAAGGTTCAGTTTCTGTTCGGATATCTCTTCAGCAGAAAGCAGAGGCCCTGCGATATCGAACTTATGTTCGGAACGGTAGTGGTCGGCTTCTTCTACTCCCTTGTCTTTCCAAGCATATTCCAGCTCTTTGCGCCAATACAGGCGACTGGTGTTAATCAAGTAATTGAAGAAGCAGCTACCGTGTTGGTTGATTGTAATGTCGAAGATAGGTTTACCTTCCACATCATTCGTTTGTGTAATGGTGAACATAGATGGTAGTACCTTCACTTTGTGAGGTATCACATTGTTATCCCACACACTTCGATTTTCTGGCAACATTCCTTCATGGATTGTGATACCTTCCTTAGTTACCTCCCAACTACAGTCTTTGAAGAACAAATATTGACTGGTGGGTGTGTAGTTGGTGAAGTCCAGTTCTATTTCATCTAGTTGCGACAGAGAAGCTTCACTTGTGCGAGGGGAGTCCAGTATAAGGTTGCGTATTTCCACGGGCAGGAACCTCTCCCTGGTGAACTTCTTCAGGAATGCGGAAATATCCTTGGCCTTTATCTGACTGACGATGCAGCCGTTAATATGGATGTAGCGCACATTATCAATGTTATCGTCATGCAGCGCATAGAAGCCGTTCAGTGTAAGGAAGTAGTGCAGGTATGCCGTATTGATGCTGTACGTTTTCTTTTTGCTTCGTTCACTCCAGCTCTCTTCCCAGAATCGAGCGGGCATGGCCAATGTCATCAAGTTGCGGAAGTCCTCGTTCGTAGGGCGCAATTCCACAAAGTCACGAAAATCTTTGCGTGATTTTCCCCTGCGGTCACGATGCTGTGAGAGCCACGACGGCAGCCAGATGGTATGAATGTCCAGGAATCGCAAAGCCAATTCACGTCCCTTGCGTACGCCTGTGCTGTCTATATCAGGGATATTATAGATGCGCTCCACGTACTTGTATATCTCCTTGATTTCTTCAGGCGATACCTTGTAGGTTTCTGAATTGAACCATAATGGATGGTAGCCCAGAGCACGCAGGCAGAGCGAATCCCGTTCACCGCTACAAATAAAGCATTCGTCCAGCTTCTTTTCTTTATAAGGCTGGTCCTGGTTCTTTGGGTCGTTGTAGAACAGCTTTTCCTCCTGGGCGTTGAAGTCGCGATAAGCTTTCTGTAGTTCTGCCATGCCGTTGATATATAGCTTCGGCTTCACACCATCCGGTGTGTAGCTGAACCGCCATTGCTTGTCAGGGTTTAGCGGCTCATAGATTTTATAAAACTTGTCTGTCGTTCCGTCTTTTTTCTGCACCGTACATTCCCGCATGAAAATAGGGTATGTAGGTGTCGTGTACTTGGTGGTCACTTCCCGATTCCGTACGTAAGAGATAGATTTGGCCACAAACCAGTGTAAGGCGTCCACATGTTCCTGCTTCACCCTCGGGCCGAGGATGGCCAGTTGGTCAGCAGTAAACTTCTCCTCCAGTTCAAAGAATCGGGACCCTTCTTTCTCATCAGCGGTGGCCGGTCGCTTGCGGATATCGGGCTTGTTGACCGAACGCTTCAGCTCATCGGTCACGTTGTACCGCGATGCAAGGATGGAAATAGCCTCCGGGAAACGGACGTTTTCCTCTTGCATGCAAATGTCGATGGGGCTCATGGCCGTGCCGCTGTCACCGAAGTCAGTGACTTTATAGCATTCGTCATACCTTTTAAGACAAGCAGAAGCATCGTCCTCGTCCGGGCGACGTTTGAATTTCTTCTTATTGTCTACGCATCCTTCTGCCTGTGGATAATAGTACAAGATGATGTCAAGTCCGTGATGAGTGGCTGCATAGATGTCGGTGGATTTAATCATGGCGATAATATTTAGCGATGCAAAGAAAAGAGATTGGCGGTTTACGATTAAGGACGGTATTACTCATCCTTACCAGCCAACGCCTTCATAAGCATAGCAGCCAGTAAGAAGTGGAGTCCGCCTTCGTGTTCCTTCAGGCAAGGCCTGTTGCCAGCCTCCAGACTTACCTTGATGCCCTGCTCACCCGCTTTCTGTTCGTGTTGTGTCTCGACGTGCATCACCATTTCTCTACCGTCTCCTGACTTCAAAGTGACAGTGCACGTCTCCTTTGTTGCTCCCAGCTCATCGTCAAATAGCCATCGGTCTACCTGCGGGCTATTATCGAGTTTCACCTTGCAATATACACGGACTGTTCCACCAATCCTATTCAGTCGCTTATCTACCACTGTACCTAACTCTCCTGTCCGCAAAACGCGGATGCGTTGTCCTTTTCTCATTTTTTATCCTCCCTATAATATTCAATGATAGTTTTATTCAATGTTTCAATAAGATTCCATACCAGATTAGCAGGCATTTCATTTGTATTCATTTTTTTGATAAATACTTTACCATCCCTATATTCAAGAGCGGTATCAATTTCTATTACTACATTATTATCATTCATAAATCCACTTATTTTTATTCTTTGATTCCCATGTAGTTATATGGTGAATATTCAGTATTTATAAAGTCATCCCAACATTCCTTCATTAACTTTATAAGTCTATCAGCTTCATCGGTATTATTTTCAAAATAACTGTTTACTGAATCGAAATAAAGTGTATCACCTTCGCACCCACTATTCTCAAGATCCCAGCCATCATCATATCTTTGAAGATCTTTGACTGTGAAATATAGGATATATTGTTTGCCGCAAAATCTCAAAGAGACCTCGTATGCCACAGGTATACAATTAGAATCTTCATCATATTTCCAATTGTTCAAATCAATCTGAGTAATCGTGATGCTGTTGTCTGGTAGTTTTTTCTCCTCTTTTTTGTCGGAAAACTCATAAGTGCCTAATACTTTTTCCCAAGATAACAAGAATACTATTTTGTCGCTATTGCCATCCACCCATGCAGTCCATTGACCATTGTCAGTAGATTGATGGACATTCAGCACAAGCGGCTGAGTGCGTGGGTAGGCTTTGTTCAGCCGTTCTATTTCATTCTCGATATCCGCCTTCAGGGCATCCATGGACATGTCGTCTTTGACCAACATTTGCTTAAACTGGTCGATAAATTGCTGCAACTCCCGTCCCTTATTGTTGGTGTTGGAGTAGGTCTTGATGTAGTCGATAAAGTATGCTGCCATAATATTAATCTATACAGAATTCACAACTAAATACATCTTCAGTACCATTAGGTAACTGTATGCGAATACAGTATTCACCACCGATAATAAATGGTTCGTCGCTGATTACTATCATCGGTTTTCCATCCTCTGTATGAACCTTTAGTTCAGCTCCTTTTTTCATATTTTCCAGTTCTTTTTTCATCTTTTCGGATGTGTACACTGTTATTTTTTTACCGGAAGATTCAAAATACAGCAGTCCAAATCCGCACAAGTTACACATATTAATGACAATTTTTTCAATTTCTCGTTTGCTGAGAACTGTTTTCGTTTCCAGACGCTGTACTTTCACGTCAGGGATTTTTTTTTTGAATGTATTTTTTGTTACCATCTTATTTCCAACTTATATAATATGAAGGGTTTTCTGTTAACCCCAACCTCTCTTCAATTCGATAGCCATAACCCTCAAGTTCATCAATCGTCTTGTCATATAAATTATCAAGAATTATAGATTTCTCACCATTTATCGCAGATTGCCAAATAAGTTCCATTACTCGACGGATCTGTTCCCTCTCTCCAGCCAATTCCCTGGCTCTCTCAGCTGAAATTATAGGTATGTACATAAATTTATCTACTTATTTAATTTTGCGTCATTCAATTACTACCGCCTCCAGGGCAATCACTTCTTTAACACTTTCTGCTTCGATAAGGTTAAGGTCACCCACATCCAACAATACTGTTGCTTCGGGGTCCATTACATCAAGCATTTCAATAAGTTCTTGTACTGTCATAGCTATTCGTAAAGATTAAACACTTGGTCGATTATGTCGCTTATTTTCTCCCCCAGCGGGAATTCATCCTCATAATCAACGATAAGTTCAACTAATGTATTTCCATTCTCACTTTTATAAGGGAATCCCTTTTGGATGTGTACCGGCCATCGTTCCTCGCGATATTTCTCCTCCATCTTATTGGCCACTCGTACATCTACTTCAAAACTTTCAGTCAACATGATTATCGCTTAGATGTTTATTCATAATATCAGGAAGATCATCCATTAGTCTTTCCAGACATTCTGAATATGGTTTATGCAGGCACGTGAGAACAAATGTGCTGTAATCTTCGTCAATTTCGTTAACTTCCTCGATTTGGATATAAGGGAGCGCGTCGATAGCATCCACCATTGGTAACTTTTGCTTCATAGCAAAACTACACGAACAGCGCATTGTTCCACTCTTTGTTGGTCTTGGTAACCATATACGAAAATTGCCATCAGGCGTCGATACGGTGGCAAAGCCTCTTTGATTGTTATTTTCCATATTACTAATGTTTTTAAGTTAAAGAAATGTCCCGCACGCCGGATTCGAACCGACAGGGATAGTACACAACGCTTTGTGCCTGGCAGTACCATCTGCCTTTATGCGGGGTGGCGCCCTCGCGGCCTTCACAGGAGGCTCGGGCTGTGATCAGGATAATATCATGAGTTCATTTCATACTGTTTTCATACCAGTAGGCGACCATTTCGGCTACAGAATTGAGCTTGAGCTTTGCCTTGATGTTTTCCCGGTGACGGTTAACCGTACAAGGCGATATGTACAGCTCATCGGCTATCTGGTCAGTCTGCAAGTTCTTAGCATAGAGTCGAAAAACGGCCATTTCCCTGTCTGTAAGATTTGTATTAAGCTCCGGTTTGCATATCTTCCCTTCCAGTGGGCACTCGCCACGTAGCGGGCACCCTACTTCTTCGAGTTGAAAGGCGCCGTTGTGGTTGATGTCGATAGTGGCCTGGTTGTACTCGCCGAAGTTGCAGCGGATGAAGCGATGGACGACCTTGTACTCGTAGGCTATCCTGTTCATCGAGCTGGCTGAGTATAGTTTCATCAAGGCGTCGTGCGCCTTGGGGTAACGCTCGCGGATGGCCGCAAGCATCTCGCAGATCACGTCTCGGCAGTTCTCCTTCAGCACATAGGCAGGTTGCCCCACGGGCTTGACCATAACTTCGCCTTCTGGGGTTGTGTAGAATTCTATGTTGGACAGTTCTATCATGATGCCTTACATTCAATACCAGTCAACAAGCTTACGAATAAATCCCTCTCAAGCTTTCTAAATTTGTCAGTCCTCAGCTTCTGATAGAAAGTAATTAGCGACATCCCGCTTTTCTCCAGGAATTCGTCTCTTAACTGTAGCTTTTGCTGTTTCGGTAAAAGGTCATACTGGTGCTTAAGTACCATTTCATCCATTTTTCCTGTCATAATACGTTGCGTTATGATTTTTATTACTAAATTTATAATGCAAAGCTAAATTATATTAGATATATATGCAATATATTTTAGTTTAAAATCAATTATAATGTAGTAATTTAGATTTAAATTAAATAACAATATATGTTTAACGGACTGAAATTAAAGAGATTAATAGAGCTTTCAAACATGACTCAAAAAGATTTTTGTTTGCAGTCTGGTATTAGCGAACAAAGTTTGTATGGTTATTTCGAGTCAAAAGGGAATCCTACATCAAAAGCATTAGAAAAAATGGCCAATATTCTTCAGTGTAGTATTGATGATTTCTTTGATAGAGAAGTAACCGGACCAATATTGAATTTCGGACATCAAGTAAAAGGGGATGGCAATAACGTATCTGGTGATATATCTTTAAGTGATTGCCAAAAAGAAATCGCTCACCTAAAGGAATTGCTAGCTGAAAAAGAGAGAACTATACAAATATTAATGAATAAGGGGTTATAATATGAACGAGAAGTATGTAGTTAAAGCAGATGTTCAGCAAGAAGTTGAGCGTTTGGAGACAGAAATGGAGGCCTTATATCAATGTGTAGAAGGATATACAAATCAAAAAGAAATAGAATTAGGAATTACTGATGATACAAAATTTCCTTATACATCATATACTTATGGAGATTTGACTACAGTTAATCTTATAGAGTTGGATGCTTGTCTCGAGCGTGTAAAAACAGAATTAAAGCTTCTGAAAAATGTTATTAAAAGGCCAATAAGACCCTAA